ACAGGCCACGGTGAGCACGGCCATCACCTTGGTGCTGAGCTCTTCGGAATCAGTCCAGGAATTGCCCCAGCAATACGCCTGCAATCCAAGAGACCGCACGACGAGTTGCCTAGGTTTTCCGCCGGGACGATTCACCGGCTTTGCACCACCAGGACACGGCACCCATACGACCCGCGGAGGGCTCGACGTGAGTTGCAGATCCTTGTATCCGCGCCCGAATGTAATCCCTGGCACGTGCTCCAATAGGATCGGTTCGACCTCACAGATCACAGATTCGAGGCTCACCGAAGCACCGCCGCGAGGATTCGATCGGATGTGCGGCGCATCGAGGATTCCCAAGCGCCAGGCAAGCCACCCGTAGGCAGAAACGGCCGCGCCTGGATAGTCACCTCTTTGGCGAATACCCAGCCGCCCTTGCGTCCACCGGTGCGCCACGCGAGGCGCTTTGCGGTCTTGGGTCGGATGGTCGCGCCGCGCTGGTGCACGCTGGCATAAATGAGCGAGGTGCCGATCGTGAAACTCCGCACGCTCTGCCCGAGTAGCGCGAGGCTATTCAGGAGAGCGCCGGAGTTCCGAAGCGGGCGACCTGAGCGCATTTTGAGCGGAGCCCATGCGTTCCCATATGGGTCGGTGCCCGCGTTGGCGGTGCGCTTGACGAGTGAGAGCGTGTGCTCGGAAAGAGCCCGCGACACGCTTTGCATCCCGCCCGTAGAAAGTTTTTGAATCTTGCCGAGGAGAGCGCCGGCTGAACCGCTGATCGCGATTCCACTCATCGGCGCCACCGTCGAGGCATCGAGGCGATGGCAGCGCTCCCGCCTTCGGGTGCTGCCTCATCCTCTGGGCTCCCGACAATGCCGGTCGACCCATGCTGCGACACCCACTGGAGCCATTTGATGGCATCCAGATATCGGTCGCGGAAATTGTTATTGTCGCCTGCCGTCGGACTGTATCCGCGGAACGACATCACGTCGTAGGCGGCGATCGACGCTACGGCTCGCTCAAGGTCCGCCGTCCACGAGAGGAGCGGCAGATCATAGTACGAGTCGAGATACGTATCGGCGAGCGCGCTTGCAGCCCTGAGCGCCTCGGCAAGCACATCCGTCGGGATGTCTCGGATCGCATCAGCAGGCAGGCCGATCGACTGGAACTTCTGCACATCGCAGTAGCTGTCGATCGCGTACGCCGTGATCGTGGTCGTGAGACTCGGAGACGTCCCCGCGATCGTCCACGCTGCTCGCAGGTAGCGCGAGCTCTTGGGTGGAAGAATGCGGGTCGTCGCAACCGAGGACAGTGAAGCCGTCGGGTCGCCCAGATCGGACCAGGTAATGCCATCCACCGAGGTCTCGAGCTGAACGACCAGCGACGGCGTTGTGCCGCTTGCTGCTGAGATCTTTACGTCGACGGGGACGACTCGATTTCGCGAGACGCCCACATCAACGGGCGCACCTGTGCCGCTCGTCGTGAGGACAGAGCGGAACAGGAGCGATTCAGACATCAGGTCGCGATGTCGTCGGTGATCTCGATCACTTCGACGCAGAGGTAACCGGCGCCGGCGACGTAGACCGAGGTCATTCGGTTGAACTTGATCGTATCGCCCGGGGTCAGAAAGACGCCCGTTGCGAGCGCAGCGCCGACGGTGCCAGGCTTGATCCCGGTGCCCATTGCCGCCGTGGCATCACCCGAGGCGCCGCCCTGGATGTCACCATCCGTCGAGCCCGAGGCGTTGCTGGTCGAGGCGCCGATCTTGGATGACGATCCGCCGGTCCATGCCGTGGTATTGATCCAATAGGCGCGGGCGACGCGCAGGTAGTGATTGTCGGGGCAGGTGAAGAGCACCGCATCGTCCGCGGTGGCGTACGAAACAGGGAGCTTGAGAACGGCAATGCCGAGGCCGCCAGTGGTCGCGAGCTTCGAGTGGCCGTTGGAGGCGAGAGATTGAGTTGACATGTTTTCCTCTGGTCAGGCGACTTCGCCGCGGACGTCGAACGTGAAAGAAGGATCGGTGCCGCTGACATCCCAGCGGACGCGAACGAAGCGATCGAGCCCGCCCGCCGAAAGGCGCTGCGAGCTGATCGCGGTCTTGAGGTCGAATGAGTCGACCGCTCGCCAATCGCTGTCATTGTGCGAGGTCTCGACGACAACCAATAGCTGCGGCGTGGTGCCGCCCACTTCGGTGACGTCGAGCAACAAGCGGATGCAGCCGCGATCGGCGGTCTCGATGGATGTGCCGTTACCATCTGCGGTAACAGCGGCGGACGCGTGAAGAATCACGTCGGCCGTGTCGGCCCATTGGCCGTTCTGTCGTGGGTATCCCATGGGTGTCCTCAGAGCAGCTCGGAGGCTGCGGAAACAACGGCCGCGGCCTGGCTTGCGCTCAGACCCACGTTGCGCTGCAACTCGTCCGCCGCGGCTCCCTCGAGGTCTTCGACCGCCGAGTAGCCCACGGCGACAAGCGCAGCGCGGGAAGGAAAATTGTCGGGCAAATCAGTGGCCTCGATAGCCTCCTGCTTTGCCCTCCAGACGCCGGCCTCAGTCGGCTCGTCGGTCTCCAGAGCGAACAAGCGCTGCAAGAGATAGTGTCGACGAGCGTTCGAGATCGGCATCGATTGCGGGTCAGTTGTGGGTGAACTTCACAACGCCGCACTTGGTGCCGTTCGGGTGCCGCACGTAGCGGTGGACGGCCCAGTAGATGTGGAAAACGTTGAGCTGAGAATCGCTCAAAACGTCCTCGGCCGTCTTCATGTGGCTCTCGCCAATCCAGAACACGATCGCATCTTTCTTGAGCAGAAGCGTCGTGTACTTGGGCGGGCTGTCGCTCGTCGGCGAGAGGCGATCCGAGACGAACGTCGGCATGCCAGCGAAGCGGCCGAGCTCTGGGTTGAGCCCGTCGACGTAGAGCGGGCGGCCGGTGGAGTCGGCGAGCTGGTAGGCGTCGCCCTGCACCTTCGAGTGCATCACCATGGCAGCCAAATCGCGCTGCTCGTCGCCCCACTTCATGCGAGCGGTGATCGTATCGTTGAAGTTGATCTTAACCGGCGTCCCGGCGCTGTAGACGTCGTGCGTCAACAGTTCACTTCCGGCCGCGGCAGCGGCCGACATGGCCTCCGCGTCGATCTTGCGCTCGACCGCGAGCTTCACCTGGCGCGCCATCTCACCATATGGGTCGTCGGCGCTGGACGCCTGGGCCCACCACGTGGCCTCGATTGCGATACCGCTGTGACGAATCGTCGCGGTCTCGTCGGTCTGCGAAATGCCACGCGGGGTGAGCGCTTGGCCGTCGTCGGTGAGGTCTTCGAGTTCGCCGATCGTACCGAAGTACGGGACGGTGATGGTCTCGCCGACCTTCGCTTTGCCGGCAGGCATCCCGGTTTTCACCAGGACAGCGCCCGTGTCTTTCATGACACTCATCCCGGCGTAGATGCCTTTGATCGCGTCCTCGAGTGCCTCAGGGACGAAGAGATCGCCTTTTTTTACGTATGCCATGTGTCCTCGTCAGCCTGCGGCGCGCAGGGTGCGCGCGAGAGTTGGGTTGTCGTTCGAGAGCCGGTGCTTCTCGGCCGGGGTCATCTCCGACCAGCGCTTGCCGGTGGAGACAGCATCAGAAGCCGACTCGGGCGCAGGCTGCTGCGCCGTCGCTGACGCGAGCCTCGGATCGGGGTCGATCTCCTCAAGGATCGCGCTCAGCATGACGGGGTCGCCGCCGCTCTTTTTCACGAGGCGATCCTTGTTGGCCGGCTTGATGCGCCCTTCGGCGGTGCCGCGCGCCACGACCGCGTCGAAGTCGCGCTTTCGCAGCGCGCCCTCGAGCTCGTTCACGCGCTGCGACAGGGTCACCGCGGACGATTTGTTTTCGACCAGGCCAGCGACGACCGCGAGCGCCTGTCGAGCGTCGCGCTTGCCAGTGATCGAGCAGAGTTCCCCCTGCACTTCCTTGGCTACTGCGAGCTCGGCTTGCGCCTCGGCGACGTCTTCCGACTTGTCCGCCATCAGCTTCGAGATTGCATCGAGGATTTCTGCCTCAGATGCCGTTGCGGGAAGCCCGAGGGCTGCCGCGAACTTTGATAGATCCATCGGTTTCTCCGTGGGAAAAGCGGCCACAGAGGCCGCGATCAGTGCATCCAGGCGATCGGTCGCCGGAACATTGGTGAGGGCGATGTTCAACAACAACACGGGTCGCCGCTTGTCGTCGGTCGCGAAATAGGGCGAGATGTATCGCCACTCTTTCGCCCGAATCCCCGCGTCTGCCTCGGCGGTCCAGCGGACGTTGGTCGCCCACAATTCGCCGTCGCGAAGGTCGAGTTCGCACCACCCCGACGCGCGCCGCTCTTTGGCCGGCGTGCCCGGCGTGACTGAGAGGTGATCCCAGTCGAGCATCACGTCGACGCCGTGCTCGTGGTAGGCGGCCATCAATTGCGCCGCTGCCTCTGCGTCAAACGCAAAAGGCCCCTTGAGGGTGGTATTCACCCCGGAGCGAAAAACCCTGAACTCAGTCGGTGGCTCTGTGCCAGCGAGCTCGTTCAGCGAGAACCATCGATGCGTAGACATCCGTAGGCGACGCGTGCATACGCGCCTATTTGGATGTCCCGACGGTGTTACACTCTAGCGTTATCCGTTACACTTTAGATTCCAATGATACCGCGCTTCTTGTCGACCCTCACCTCGTCGCCTGGGGTCGCGAACCGCTCGCCCGGCTTGGGCTTCGGTTCATCGGGCAGCGCTACCTCTTCGGCCTTGGGCGGCTTTGGTTTCTTGGTTTTCTTTGGCTCGCTCATATTTCCTCGGCTTCCACGTGCAGGACGTCGTCGATGGCGTACCGCCGTAGGATCCTGAACCTCGCGCCCTTGGACAGCAACACCTCGCGCTCGTCGGCCATGGTCGAGATCGTCTCGATCGCCACGCCTGAGCGCTGCTTGAGCACCAGCACAGCGGCGCGCGATTTGTCCTCCCACGTGTCGGAGAATCCACGAGCCTGCATGTAGTCTCGCGAGCTCGAAGCAATCGCGTCGATCTCGATGGTGCTACCCGTTTGGAGTGTCGCCAGCGCCTCGTCGGCAAGCTGGTACAAGCCTCGATAAACCGTGCCAGTGAAGCGCGGGGCGCGAGCCAATATCGAACGGATGCCGTCGAGGTGCTTCTGGTACGCGACCAAAAATCGACCCATAGGCAGCGCATCTGGAGGCCCGCCACGATCGATCGCACGAATGCGACCATAGCCGCCACCCGTGAAATTCTGGATGCCGTCGATCTCCTGCGTCGTGGCCATCTTCTTTACCTTGTTCGACAAGGCCCGGGCAGCCGCGTTCTCTGCCGCCGTCGGTGGCTTCGGTGGCTTAGGTGGCTTCGGTGCTTCGATGGGCACCGGTGGCGACAATGGACCGAGCGCAGACACTGGCGCCAGGCGCTGTTCGAGCGGTGCCTGTAGGTCTTCCGGGAACGAGGCGAGGTCGACCATGTCGAGCGGGCTCGATTCCCCCGGCGGAACACCGAAACCCGGCGATGCCTCGACCTGCGGCGCGGGCTTCACGCCGCCGAGCGCGCGCGCCTCCTCCGGGTCGAGCGTGACGGTGCCCGACCTGCACGCGTGGTGCAGTGGCGGCACGTGCCCGGCCCACCATGGGTCATCGGTGGGGCGGATCGTCTCATTGCACTCGGCGCAGATCGGCGACGTGAGACCATCGAGGATTGCGTCGAACTGCAAATAGGGTCGAAGCGTGCGCGTCTCGGGGTGTTGGATCTGCTGCCACCTCCCGGCGCTGTAAGCTGTTTGCACAGCATTGCGGTAGATGAGCTCGAGTCGCCATGGGGGATCTTTGACCGAGCCGGCCCAGGCTTTCAGCAGCGAATCTTTGACCCCCTTCTGCCACTCGCCCAGCGGCACGCCGTCACGGATCGCGCGTTCGAGCGATTCCTGGACGTCGGCCACGAGACGGGCCTGGGCGATCTGCGAGATTGTGAATGCTCGTCGTCGCTGCTCGAGGCTGAGCGCATCCCACTCGGCGCGGGTCATCGGTGCGCGCTGCTGGTGCCACGCTACCGCTTCGTCGAACGCGGCGGGATCTGTGGTCGAGGTGATCACTTGCCCTCTTGCCGGACGGCCTCGCGACCCACGAGCCGACCCATGACAGTCACGCGGTAGATTGCCTCGGCGAGCTTCGCGCCCGAGAGCCCGTGCAGGAGCTTGGGCAACTCTTTTCGCAGCGCTTCGTAGCTCGTCGCATCGGACACGGCCGAAAGCACGCGGCCGAGCTCGTCGCGCATCGGGTCGCCAGCTACGCCAGCGTCGACGAGCTCGTCGGCTGCAAGCTGGCCCTCGACGAACGGCGCACGGGTGGCAGGGTCGACACCGCTCGCGAGCGCCACGTTGAGCCCAGCGGATGGCACGGGAGGCGCCGCCGCGGTTGGTCCTGGCGGGGTCGGGGGAACGTCACCGCCGGGGATAGGTGGCAGACCGATCTCTTTCCGGCGCTCGTTGATCGTGACAATCTTGTATTGCAGGTCGTACGCGAAGATCTGCCCCTTCGCTGCCTCTGTCTTCACCGCGTCGGGCTTTGGCTCGGCATCCGGCGGTGGCTCTGCGGGCGCTGGCTCCGCGGGCGCAATAGGTTCGACGGGCGCCGCTGGCACGGCTGCTTCGGCGAGCAGTGGGATTCCCGCTTCCTCGAGCAACGCACGCCGGTCGACTTCGGGCGGAGCGTCTTTCAACGATGACAGCGCCTGACTCTTTTTGAGCAGCGTGTCGGCCTTCTTCGAGTCGTCCTCGGGTGGCTCGATTTCGTAGCAGGGCCACGGGGCCGCATCGGCTGACCCATAGTTCAGCTCACCCCAGTGCGTCAGGATCTGGTCGTGCGCCCATGTGCTGTCGGATTCGGCGTCGTATCGCAACACGCCGATCTCGACGTTGCCTGCCTCTTGGGCTGCCGCGAGTGAGCCGCCGTGCACCTCGGTCGACAAGTTATTTCCGAGGAAAGCAATCGCGATGGCTTCGTTCGCCATGTTGATTTGCTCTTGGTAAATCTTCCACGTGTCGGCCTTCTGCTCGATAATTTCGTACTTGTAGCCGGGCGGCAAGACGATCACGCCAGCCCGGCCCATCTCGACGATCTCGCGCGCCAGTCGCTTGCGGTCCTCTACGGTGGACTCTGCGCCCGCATCGACGGTGACGGCTTTCACCCGGATCTCGTCCGAAGCCACGCCCCAATCGTTGATCGCGAATTGCTTCAGCATCCACCAGCGCGCAATCCCGCGCCACAGCCCCCACGTCCACGGACGCGAGCGGCCGAACGGGCAGTGCATCACCCACGTACCGTCGCCCGGATTCACGACGACCTCGCCCGTCGTGGTGGTCGCAACCCATACGCGGCGCGTGGTGTCGAATCGCAGGTGTCGCGGGTGCCAGACTTCGAGTTCGGGCAACAGGCGACCCGTCTTCGACGCCGACCATGTGAGCGTGCCGGGCGCGATGTTCAACATCAGCGCGTAGCTTTTGAGCTGGCTGTATTTGTCCTCGGGCAGGATCGACCACCAATCCTCCTCAGCTTCGAGGGCTTTGATCGCCGCGCGTTTCTTCCGACCCATGCCAGCGTCAAACGTGAGCGGCTTGCCGAGCAGGCCACCCACGCGCCGCTTGATGACGAGTTGGATCCTGTCGTCGCCGAGCATGTCGTCGACCAGATCGGCGGCGAGCCGAATCGACCCGCCGTTGGCGTAGATCTCTGCGGCTCGGATTAGGTCCGGTGTCCACGCGATCGACGTGCGGGTGTAGGGCTGAACAATCTGTAGTTGATTCATCGTCGTCGTGTCCACTGTCGCCCGGTCACGGCGACTTCGATTCCTGCGGGTTCGGGCAGACGCTTGCTCGCCTGCCATTGGTTGAGCACCCATGCGCTCATGATGTCGCCGTGTCGATTGGCTTTGCGGGGGCTGAAAATGCGAATGCCGCCACCGGTCAACGGCTTCTTTTTCACGGCCTTGATCTGTCGAATCAAGAGGTCGTGCTCGAGCACCTTCGCCCTGCCCTCGCGCAAGCGCTTATCGGCGAGCGTATAGGTCTCCTGCTTGGCCTCGTATCCTTCGGGCGCCTCGATAAACCGGATCCCATGCTGGCCAAGATGCTCCCGCATCGCCTCGCGATAGTGCTGATCGCCGACGATCGACGAGACACCGAAGCGCTTGCATGTGGCCGCGAACCGAGCCGCAACCTCGCTTGGTTTCAGCGGCTCGCCCGGCTTGGGCTGCACCTCGTCGACGCAGATGGTGTAACTGTTCAGGCCAACGATGCGGTCGATCACGAGTGCACACGCGTCGTGCTCGAAAGCGAAGTCTGCCGAGGCCACACACGGGCCATCTGCCGGGACATCTCGAACCACCGCGGCATCGACGGACACCGAAGCGAAGAAGTCGGACGAGCCCGACGACATGAAGATCGCGTCGAATTCGCGCTCTGCATTGTCTGGGTCTCGGGCCCGCTCGCGCGCCACATATTCGCGAGTGTGCTCGTCGTCGTGAATGACCAGCGTCGGCGCGTGAATACTGATCGCCGTGCGAGGGTGACCGTGATTCTCATCGTGGAGCTGAAACAGCATCCCGCTCTCAGCCCACGGGGTCGACGCCCATATGAGCTGGCCGCCTGTGATGATGCGAGGAGCCAGCGCCTTGTAGACCTCCTCGTCGTTGACCACCGAATCGTTCCCGCGGAAGAACGCGCCCTCGTCACCAGCGGCACCGAAGAGAGAGCGGCCTCGGAGCGCGCTGCCTCCGCGGGTAGCCGGCAGACATTCGATCGCCGCCTTCTTGCCGTCTGGGCGATCGAGCACGATTCGCTCGTTCGCTAGGTCTCCGTCGACGCGCACCAGCAACGACGGCTCGTGACGGATAGCCCCGTGCACGTAGCGCATGGCCTGTCCGGCAAGCCGCAGGTCAGGTGCCACGATGATCCCTGACCCCTGCTCACCTGGGGCGAGTTGGTCGAGGTTTACGGCGAACGCCAGGTGTAGCAGTCGAAGCGCGACGAAGGTGTACGTCTTGCCGCCTCGAGCACCACAGACGGCCACAACAACGCCGCGCACATTGGCGGGGAACCTATCGACCGCACCAAAGATCACGCGAGCGATCTCGCGCTGGTCTGGTGGCAGGTCGACAGGATCGACGCCGTCGAATGCGACCCTCGCGACGACGAGTTGACCGGGTGTGAGCGTCACCCCGATCAGCTCGCAGAACGTCGTAAAGAGCCGCGGGCTTTCCCACCAATCGCGAAACGCTAGCTCACGAACCGCCAGCGCCTGTTGATGGTCGGGTCTCTCCACGTGCAAGAGCGCGAACCTCCTCGGTCGTCATCGCTGTGATTTCTTTGCCTGTCGAGATCTGGATCGGCTTACCGCCAGGGCCCGACAGTTCCGTCTTCGTCGTCAGGTGGAAGATCTCGCCACGGAGGCGCTCGAGCTTCCACGCGATGGCCTTCCAATCCTTGGACGATTTATCTTCAGCCATCGTCAAAAGCTGCTCGATCAGCGCTCTTTCGCCATCGGCCCGTGCGCGCGCGCAAGCCTGCCAAAATGCCACCAGTTCCTCTGGTGCGTCATCCTCTTGGCCTCGGTCGAACCACCTGTGAGCCGTCCTCGGAGGCACCCCCACCGCTGCGCACGCATGGGCAAAGAACTCGCCCTTGCTCAGTAGAGCACAGAGATCATCCGTGATCTTCTGGGTAACAGTGAGATGCCTGCCAGCCGTCACGCCTCTGCCTGTTCCAGCCTGAGCTTCAGCAGAATCGACGACCACAGGTCCTCGTCCGCCGCCATGAGCGACGTCAGTGGAATCGCCTTGCGGTTCGCGGTGATCTGCACGGTCTTCACACACCGGTTCGTCATCCACCGGTACACCTTCGGGCGCGACCACCCATAGAGCTGCGCCACCTCTGCCACAGAATAGTCCGTGCGCAGCACGCTTCGCGCCGCCCTATCGTCGGCCATCCGTTCGATCTGCTGCCGTCGCACAACGCTTGCCCAGAGTTCCGGGTCGGTCGTGAGCACGGTGCCGAGCGGAATCTCTCGAGCTGGCCGGTGACCTCGATACGAGAGCCAGCGGCGCACACGACCGACGGACCACCGCAGGGTCGAAGCGACCTCGGAGATCGACAGGGAGGCTACGAGTTGACTCATCCTATAGGATGTCTCGCGATGCCGTTACACTCTGGTTTCGGTCGTTACACTTTGAACCAGCGTAAGCAACGGACGCCGCGACCATTCTGGTCATCGCCTCCTCAAGCGCCGCGCTCACGGTCGCCTTGGCCTTCGACTGTCCGTTGTCCGACTGTAGTGCCAAGCTCTCGAGCAGATAGATCGACGGCTCACGACCATCGCACCAGGACAGGAACGCTTTGGTTTCTCCGACCAGTGTTGCCCATGGTCCCAACCCAGCGAGCTGCGACCGAGCCGAGAGGGGCAAGAGCTCGAACGCGAAGTAGGTCCGGAGCGTCGAGGCGTGCGGTCCGATGGCTTCGAGCCGTGCCGCGATCCCTGATGCCCGCCGTGACTGGTCGAGCGATTGGACCATGCGCGTCTCTATCCCCGCGTTATCGGTGCCATGGGCGAACCCAGACAGCGACAGCTCGACAATGGTCGTCCACCACGAGGACAGTGAGATGGCGCGCCCTCCACCGCCGAGGAAATACTCACGCAGCGATTGCTCGTCGTCGTACCCAAGGTGACGGATGCTGATTTGTTTTGTCATGCGTCCTCGTGCCTCGTAAAAATGCCCCCGCCTTCAGCCTCGCATTGCATTGGCCGCATGCCAAAGAAATGCGCTTCCCGACATCACTGAACGGCGGGGAGTCTGTGTGGATTATTTGCACGTCACCCCGTCCGCCTCACCCATCAGCCGCTCCGCCAATCCTCGCGCGAACGCGGGTTCGTACGGGGCACACCAGATCGATGGCGCGTAGTGAGAGCACGCAACGAATTTGCCGTACAGGAAGTGGTTCTCGTCCGTCGTCGCGCCGCATGAGCACCGCCGATGACCGCTGGCATCCGCTTCGCCAAAACGGTGCGTGAACATATATGTCGGGACGCAGCTCATCGGTTCACCTTCGCAGTCACCCCGTCCGCCTCGCGCGCTGGGTGCCCCAGGCGGACGATGCCGCCGTGCGCCGGTGGTCGCTTGTCGTACGCACCGAGCAGTTGGTATTGCGTCGGCTCTGCCTCGGCTTCTATGTCCCGGCGGAAATCGCGCGCGTCGTCAATTTCGCCCCATGCCCATTCGAGCCGCTGAACTGACCAGTACATGCTGAGGTCGTAGCGGTCTGCGAACTCTTGCCAAACGCGTAGGCGGTCCGCCTGCGACACGCCTCGCGCTGCTAGTACCTCGATACTGAGCGGTATCGCCTGCACATTCGGCCCCACCCACTCCACGCCGAGACGTTCGCACCGCTGGCGTTCGGCTTCGACGGGGTCGCCGGAGCGGTATTGCGGATCCACGTCGAGCCCTAGATTTACGAACCGGTAATACCAGTCTGTCTTGACGCGGTCTGGCCTCCAGACACCAAGCGCGATGGCATGAATCGAACACGCCCAGTCGACGCCGTCGGTCGCGTCCGTCGACTCACGACCACACGCGCACCGCATCACACCGTCGGCATCTGGCCATCCCCAGCGGTGGCTCATGGCGTAGGTCGGGGAGCAGGACACGCGGACCAATGCGTGGCCCGACGGGATTGGAACGCCGCCAAGTGTGGCCACTGTCATGCGCCCTGCCCTCCTTCAACCGCTCGCCTATCCACGCTCGCCCCAGCCTCGATCACGCCCTCGCTCGCCAGCCGCCCCTCAGCCCACCGCACCAGCTCCGCCAGCCGGTCGCCCTCGTGCGTGCCCAGCGGCTGCGTCGTACCCTCGTAGCCCGTAAGTGACCACTCCCCGCCTTCGAGCCGTACGAGCTCGCCGACGAGCGTCGAACCGTCGAACAGGCAGAGGGCGCGGCGGGTGAAGCGCCAGCGGTAGGTGTGGGCGATCACAGGTTCCTTCCTATCCAAATAAACAGGCCAACGACCGCGAGTCCAAAGCACGACGACTCGATGCACTTCTGCACCTCGACCGGCGCGGGAGAGCCCTCGCTCCAACGACTGAGCGACGCGAACACGGAGAACGCTGGAACCAGAAAGAGCGCGACCTTTTGACCGTCTGTCATTTCTCACCGTCCGCTCGGCGCAACAGGTCGTGCACTTCGAGGAACAGCAGCCCCGTGAACGTGGCCTTGATTCCGTCCTCGGACATATAGGTCACGTGGCGAAGGAGCCCTAGATCGACAAGCTCGTCGACCGTGTCGAATTCGAAACCGCCTTCGTAGAAAAAGACCTTTCGAGAGGCGTAAAAATCGAGCACTTCGAGATGCTTCGCCGTCGGGACAAAAGCGCGCTGCGCTTCGTCGATACGGTCTTGCTCTGCCTCGATGCACTCGTCGACGACCGATTCGATGCGCTCCGCAAGGTCGTCAGTGATTCGCTTTTTGATTTCGTCGGCGGTCATCGGATCTGCCCTCCTCCCACCGCAAACCGGTCGATGCTCGGCGCATCCGGTAGAACGCCCACGGCCCAAAGTTGCCCCTCTGCCCACCGCACGAGGTCTTCCAGTGAACGCGGCGCCGTTGTGCCAGCACAGCGCGCGAATCTACTATTGAACAGCGTCCACTCTTCGCCTTTGAGCTTCACGAGCTCGCCGACGAGCGTCGCACCGTCGAACAGGCAGAGGGAACGGCGGGTGAAGCGCCAGGTGTAGGTGCGTGGGTTTGTCATGCCGAACCGAACCGGTATGAGAACCAAACCTCTTCGCTGGTGCCCCAGATGAAGCCGAGCTTTTCGAGCCTCTTTCGCTCCACGGCTGGCACCTCATCGAATCCGACGCCGGCGATGTACAGCACGTCATGCGCGCAGATGGTCGGCCACTTCGTCGCTTTTTGATACTTCGCAAAAATCTGTAGCGCTTCGATTAGGTCGTTCATCGCTTCGCCTTCTTGCTCGAGCTTCGCCACACGCGAAACGCCTTCGCCGGCTTCGGTCCTTGCGGTACGAGGTGGCGCACCAGGTCGTCTGCTGAGGACTCGAGCTTGAAAGACTCGAACATGCCGACGCAGAGACCGTTGATATACAGCCGATTGCTGCTCATCGTCTCACCCTCCCCTGTGTCCGCGGTATTCCGTGCACCGCCACGCATCCACCGGTTCGCCCGCCTTCGCATCCGGGTCGAAATCCGTACCCATGCAGGTAAACCCGCCGCACGTCGACGAGCCAGCCGCGAACCACTCGACCCAGATCGTCGTGCCGGGAAACTTCTTGGCCAGCGCGATCACCCACTCCACGGGCGCCGTCCACGCCGTCGAGAACGTGAGCCGAAAACGGCCATAGTGCGCGTTGTAGCCCTTGGATCCAGTGCCCCAGTGCTCCTTTCGCCATGCCCTGTCATCGGCTTCGGGCGACGGAGGCGGAACGATGCGGGCGAAATCCACGAGGTCACCGCCGACGAGCGGGCCGATCGCGGTCTTGATCGCCTCGAAGTTGCTGTTGATATGCAGGTCGCACGAAACGTCGTTTGCCACTTAGCTCTCCTCTCGCTGGTACACATCCACCCGCACGGCGTATTGCTTGGGCCGGCCGCTCGGCTGGTGGGTCACGAGCGCATCTCCACTCGTGCCCCACGCTTGCCCGGCTTCTCCTGCGTCACGACCCATTTTACCCTCGTGTCCGCATCATCGATACCGAGCCAAATCGCGATCGAATCTCGAAGAAATTTCCCGCACCCAGCGGCATTGTCGGAATCGAGTTTCCGCGGCTCCACTCGTACAATATTCACCAGCAGATTGCCAGCTTCTAGCGCCTGAATCGCGTCCTTTTTCTGTGCCTCTGTCACGGTGAGCGAGTGCAGTTTCCACGCAGCGTGATGCTCGCTCGATCGTCGCGCTCTCATGCGCCAGTGCTCATGGGCGTTCGCCTCCGACATGAGGCGGATCGGGAGGTAGACCGACAGTAGAAGCGCGCCCTCGATCGCGTGGCCACAGTGCGGGCATTGTGCGGCGGTCACCATACGGCCCACATGCAAAACATGTCCAGATCGGCGCGCTGGTTGAGCTTGCAGACCGAAAGATGCCACGCGATCTCGTTCACGCTCGCACCTCGATCACGGCCGCTTCCTCGAACAGTCGTCGCTCGATTCCTCCGCCGTACCGGTTCGCGATCGCTGCGCGATCCAGCCCAGTCGTGACGATGGTCCTACGCTGCGCGCGAAACCGAGCATCGAGCACGTCGATCGTCGGATCGGCGAATGACTCTTTGTTCATTCCAAGATCGTCGAGCACCAGCATCGGGCACGAGGTCGCCGCGAGTACCATCGCCGACTCGCTACCGAGCGAGGTGTTTCGCCGCGATGAGGCGAGGTCAACCGCGGCGATCCACCGCGCTCGAGAGACCGCGTCGAAATGCCCCGGCCCCTCGCC